CGAAGTACACACAGGAGCTTGGTGACGTGATTTGCGAACAACTTGCAAGTGGCATGTCTCTGAGACGCGTGTGCTTGCCCGAAACGATGCCTACCTGCTGGAGTGTCTTCAGGTGGATCGACGCCTCCCCTGGCTTCGCACAGCAATACTCGCGCGCGAGGGAACTCCAGGCCGACTACTACGCCGACGAAATCGCCGACATCGCTGACGACGGAACCAACGACTTCATGGAAGTGCAGCGCAGCAAAGGCACCGTGATCCTGGGCGACCATGAGCACATTCACCGCTCGCGTTTGCGGGTCGAGTCGCGCAAGTGGATTGCCAGCAAATTAAAGCCCAAGCGCTATGGTGAGCGTCTGGGTGTCGCGGTATCCGATCCAAATGGCGGCCCGGTGGGCGTCAAGACCGAGACCCGCAACGAGCTCATCGACGCCGTCCTGGCGCTGGTGGTATCGAAGTCGGATGGGGGGAAGACGTGAGAATCGTAGCCGTGATCACACTTCTGGCGCTGCTCACCGCCTGCACCGACTTGCCCCCGATGTCCTACGCCGAGGGCACCTACCAAGCGGTGCACCTGGTCGATGTCATCCAGACCGAGAAGGGGCCGGCGTCTGACAGTTGCTACTACGAAGCGAACCCAGTAACCGCAGCCCTCATCGGGAAGAAGCCCTCGACGCTGGGCGTTGTCGCCTGGGGCGCAGGCGACGCCATCGGGCACTACGCCGTCACGCGCTGGCTCGAGAACGAGGGCTGGACGCGCGCAGAGACCATCTGGCAGGTGCTGACGATCGGGGATGCGGGGTATGCGGTGGGGCACAACATTGCCTTGGGGATACGCCTAGGCGCGCCTGATGAGCCGCCGGCGTCGTGTCCCTACCGTAACCGCCAGTCCCCGCCGACCGTGTTCGAGCGCGCCGCAGTAGCGTTCCTGCGCACGCGGTGAGAGTATTGCACGCGATCTTTGCCGCCCTTGAATCCATCGACAGGAGACTTGCCTTGAGCACAACCCAGCTTGATACCCTGACCGCCGCCGTCACGAAACTTCAGGGCGACGTGACCGCACTGACCTCCGGTGTCGCCACCGAGGTCGCGAGCCTGAACGCCACGATCACGGCGCTGCAGAACGCCAACCCGACCATCGATTTGTCGGCCGTGATTGCCAGCGTGCAGGCGATCGACCAGATTGTGACCGCGGCCACGCCGATCGTGACGCAGCCTGGTTCGGCTGGCGGCACGGAGAATATCGTGGCGGTGACGCCGCCGAGTGCGACTGCGGCTGGCTGAGCCATGAACCGCCCCCGCACCAAGATCGACTACGTGCGCACGACGCACAGCTTCGATCCGCTGGACCCTGACCAGCCGCGCATCGAGCATCCGCGGCACCTGGATCGCCAGCAGGTCATGGAAGCCGGCCTCGCGGAGCCCAAACGCGACACGGCCAGGAACCTGTGGCTCTCGCGGCAGAACGGCTGGAGCGAGGCGCAGTTCGATCACTGGTGCGAGACGGGTGAGGTGCCGGAGTGACGACATGCGCGAATGTTGAATGTCGCGCTGGATTGACCCCCGGCGTAGTCGCCGGCGGCCGCGGCACCAGCAACGCCCCCATCGTCGGCACGAAGATGCGCTGGGGCTGGGTGCGGTGCCTAGCCTGCAAGCCGCATCCTGACGACACGAAGAATGGCGCGAAGTTCAAACTCGTCCAGCGCAGTGCGCAGGAGATAGCCCAGCGCGCCGAGTGGGCCACGCAGAAGGCCGAATACAAGCCGCAGCAGGCCATGAGCCAGCTGGCGAGCGTTCACGCCGCAGCGGCTGCGAGCGGGGCTCCCGCAGCCTACGCGCCGCCTGCGCCTGACATGTCGGGGCCGATCGCGAAGCTCACCGAGGCCGTGACGAACCTGACCACGCAGTTGGGGCTGATCATGGCCGAGAACGCGCAGTTGCGGGCGCAGCTGAATGGCGCGGCGACGCGGGCTCAGGGGACGCAGTGAAAACCGTGACCATTGGCCGTGTCGTGTTTGGCATCGGCTCGACATGGAAGTTTTCACTGTTTCGCGGCAGGTTGATCACCACGGTCTGGATTGGGCCGCTCTGTGTCGAGTGGGCCACGCGGCGCTTTTAACGAATGCCGCCGGGTCGCATGGACGTGCAACGCGCCGTCTCCCACTTTGCACCTTGCGATCCGGCCGGCACCTTTGAAACCTGAGCCTGAAAACAAGGTTCTGCCGTTCAAGCGTCGCGAGCCGCTACCGATGCGCTGGACATGTCCGCCGCCGTGTAACTCCAAGACGTTCACGCTTTGGACCGATGGCCGCGTGTACTGCGCGCAGTGCAGAAGCCACCACTACAAGATCTCATTCGCCGTCGATGAGTCCGCGACCGAACCGGTCGAATGAGCGTTGTCACGCGCGAGGTCCTGGAGCAGTTCACCACCGAGGACCTGCTGCTGATGCGGTGGCAGCTGGCGTGGAAGCAGCGGGCCCGCACGAAACAGATCCCGCCGAATGATGAGCCGTGGAACTTCTACGGCGTACTCTCTGGGCGTTCATTTGGCAAAACATTGTCAGCTGCAAACTGGCTTGGAATCGAAGCCGCGCGCGATCCGGGTTCCTACAACTTCGTCGTTTCCCCCACTCACGACGACGTGCAAGGCGTCTGCTTCAACGGACCGACCGGCCTGCACTCTCAGATACCAGTCGGCCTGATCAAAGACTCGTGGACAAATCCGCCATCGATCCGGCTATGGAACGATGCGTATATTCGCGGGTTCGCTGCGGATTCCCCTGAACGATTACGGGGACCTCAATGTCACCGCGCGTGGGGAGACGAGGTCGCATCCTGGCGCCGCGGTATCGAGGCGTGGGATAACCTGATCATGGGGTTGCGGCTAGGCCCGCATCCGAAACTGTTCTGGACCGGAACGCCGAAGCCAAAGCCGTTCGTCAAGATGCTCGTGAGCCTGCCGAACTCCATCATTCGTCGCGGCACCACCTATGAGAACCGCGAGAACCTGACCGACACGTTCTTCGACAACATCGCCAAGTACGAAGGCACGAAGATCGGACGCCAGGAGATCTACGGCGAGATCATCAACAACGATGACGGCGGCTTCGTCAAGCGTGCCGACTGGCGGCTGTGGCCGGCGAAACGCAAGCTCCCGAAGTTCCGCTTCATCGTGCTGTCTCTGGATACGGCGTTGACCGAGAAATCCTGGGACAAGAAATCTCAGACCGGAGACCCGACCGCTTGCAGCGTGTGGGGACTCTTCACCCACGAGAACAAAGACAACATCATGCTGCTAGACTGCTGGGAGGATCACCTAGGCATGCCCGAGCTGATCGAGCGCGTGAAGCACGAGAAGTCCAAGACCTATGGGGATTCGGACGAGCCGGTGCTGCGCCCGGAGCTGATCCGCAAGAGCAGCCGGCCGGCGCACCAGGGCCGCAAGGTGGATCTGATCCTGATCGAGGACATCACGAGTGGTAAAAGCCTGCGCCAGATGCTTGCCGCCCAAGGCGTGTTAACCGAGCCGTACAACCCTGGAAAGCTTGACAAGCTATCGCGGCTGCACTCAGTCTCACCCTGCTTCGCTCATGGCCGCGTCTGGGCCGTGGAGTCGGACCATATTCAAGGCTCGCCGAAGACGTGGGCCGATCCCCTGATTACGCAAGTGTGCACGTACGTGGGCGAGGGAAGTCTCGATCACGATGACTTGATGGACACAACGAGTCAGGCGCTGCGTTATTTCATGGATAAGTTTCAGATGCGCTTCAGCCCGCAGAAATCCGTCGAAGAGGCCTTGGTCGCGATGAGTCGAAACCTGAACAAAGACCGCAAGAATCCCTATGATGGCTGAACCGCATACGCGTAAAGGCGTCGTCCAGATTCCGGCGCAACTCATGTGGGAGTTGACTGGTCGGCTGGCGGGACGCCCTCCTCACACCGTCTGGCCCGTGCGCCAAGCCGTGCAATCCGCGATTGCCCGCGCGTTCTATGAGCGTGACCAGCGTGGCTAAGCCCCCTGCCGCCGCCCCTGATGACGAAGTCGATGTTGAGGACGAGCCGGAAGAGGCCGCGCCCGATTCCGACAACGAAGGCACAGCTGGCGATGTCATCGACACCGATGACGGCGGCGCGATCGTCCGCACCGAGGACGAAGAGCCCGAACCTGCCGACGAGGATGCGTTTTACGAGAACCTGGCCGAAACCGGCGCAGTGTCGGATGCGGACCTGGACTCCCTCGCCACCGACCTGATCAAGCGCATCGAGTACGACAAGGAATGCCGCAAGGAGCGCGACAAGAAGTACGCGGAAGGCATCAAGCGCACCGGTCTGGGCGATGAGACGCCGGGCGGGAAGGCCTTCGTAGGCGCCTCAGATGCCGTACACCCGATGCTGTCCAAGGCGACCGTGTACTACCAGTCCCACACAATCGGGGAACTGATGCCGCCAGGCGGCCCGGTGAAGGACTATATCCCCGGCACCGTGACGCCGGATCGCGTCGAAAAGGCGCGCCGCAAGGTCGCGCACATGAACTGGCAGTGCCGCGTGCAGATGCCGCAGCTGCGCAGCCAGCTTGAGAAGCTCCTGAGCCAGCAGCCACTCGGCGGCTCGCAGTACCTGCGGCTGGTCTACGATTCCGCGCGCAAGCGGCCCGTGCCGACATTCATTCCGCTGGACAAATGCTATATCCCCGAGGCCGCAGCGGACTTCTACACCGCCGAGCGGCGCACGTACGAGGATGAGATCACGCAGGCGGAGTTCGATGCGCGGATCCGTAGCGGCTACTACCGCGACGTGGACTCATCCCCTCCGTCGCAGAGCCCGGACAAGTCCGATGCGCAGCGCGCAAGCGACAAGGTCGAGGGCAAGGATGATGCGATCTCGAACGAGGATGGCATCCGCGTCGTCTACATCGTGGAAGCGCTCGCCCAGATCGAGGACACCGATGATGTCCGCGTAGCTGGCGACACGCGCGGTCCCAAGGTCGATGTCGGCGGCGAAGGGCCGCTACCGTACATGATCGAGATCGACAAGCAGACGAAGAAGATCGTGCGGCTGGTGCGCAACTGGGAGGAGAAGGACGATACCTACCAGAACATGAACTGGATGGTGGACTTCGAGTTCATCCCGTGGCGCGGCGCGCAATCGGTGGGGCTGATTCACTTGGCGGGCTCACTGGTGGGCGGCGCGACCGGCGCGATGCGCGCGCTCTTGGACTCGGCGCTGGTCAACAACCTCCCCACGGTTCTGAAGCTCAAAGGCACCAACTCGCCTGGCCAGACCCTTGAGCTGAACATCTGCCAGGTCACCGAAGTCGAGGGCGGTGTGGCAATGGATGACATCAGGAAGCTCCTGATGGCCGTGCCATTCAATCCGCCTTCTTCGATGCTGTTCCAGCTTCTGGGATTCCTGACCGAGCAGGGGGAGGGCATCGTCCGCACGACTTTCGAGAATCTGGCGGATGACGGCCAAGAGCAGCCGGTAGGCACGACCCTTGCGCTGATCGAGCAGGGCATGAAGGTGCTATGCGCCATCCACGGGCGCCTGCACGCGGCGATGGACCGCTTCATCGGCATCCTGCACCGGATCAATCGGTTGTACATCACGGATGATGAGATCCTGGATGACACAGGCGAGATGCTCGCTTACCGCGCCGATTACGAAGGCCCGGTGGACGTCATGCCGGTCTCAGACCCGCAGGTATTCTCGGACGTTCAGCGCTTCGCCCAGCTTCAGATCATCAGCCAGCGCGCGCAACTCATGCCGCAGCTGTACGACCTGCGCAAGGTCGAGGAACTGATCCTCGAACGAACGAAACTGCCGAACGCGACGGACCTGCTGCTGCCGAAGCCGCAGGTTCAGGAATTGAATGCGGTCAACGAGAACGTCGCGCTCGCCTTCGGGCAGCCGGTCGCGGCGTTCCCGGAGCAAGACCACTTGGCGCACATCCAAGTGCTGCTGGACTTTCTGACATCCCCGATCTTCGGCTCCCTCGCCATCATCGCACCGACCTACATCAAGCCGGCGCTCGTGCACCTCAAAGAGCACATCGTGTACTGGTATCTGAACCACATGGTGGAGACGGTCTCGCACGCGGCCGATGCGGATATCGGCAAGATTGCGAAGATCCAGGACAAGGCGACGCAGAAGGCCATGGACCAGACGCTTGCGGCGGCCTCACCGCAGATCGTGCAGGAGGGCGCTCAGGTGTTCGCCAAGATCCCGGCGATCATCCAACAGGCCCAGGCCGTGCTGCAGAAGCTCTCGCCGCCGCCTCCGCAGGATCCGGTGCAGGGCGCAATCGCAGTCCAGAACTCCAAGAACCAGGGTGCCATCCAGGTCGAGCAGACCCGCCAGCAGGGCGCCCAGGCGCAGCAGCAGTCTGAGCAGCAAGCCGATGCCGCGAAGGCGCAATCGATGATGCAGCAGACAATCCTGGAGCAGTCGGGCGACACCGAGCGCACGCAGGCGCAGCTTGCCAACAAGACCCAGGTCAACGCGGCCGACAACGCAACGGCACTTGAGATCTCCGCGGCGAAAGTCGAGACTGGCCATTCCACGAATCTTTCAACCGGGACCGGGATTGCCGGTCGCGACGATGCACCGTAGGAGATACGCATGACCGAGCAGACCCCGCCTCCCGCACCGCCGGCCCCGAAGTCCGATGAGCCCACCCTCGCCGGTGCCGTCGCCCTGATCAACGTCTTAAGCCAGCGCGTGACCGTGCTGGAGCAGACGCTGCACGCACTGGCGACCACTGCCGGCCGTGTGGTGCCGTCTGATGCCGTGGATGCCTTCATCAAGGATCACGCGCCGTGACGCCACCGCCTCCCGCGGACGCACGCGTAGGAACCATCGACAGGCCCCTGGAGCGGCCGTTGTCGGATGAGGAGGCGCTGCAGGTCCGCTCGCTGGATGAACTGATCTCGGGCTTCATTGAAGCCTGCAACCGCATCGGCAAGTCGCGCGCGCTGGCACTTGCCATCACCAATGCCGAACAGGCCCAGATGTGGGCGCTGCGGCACTTTTCTCAGGAGAATTAACGTGAGCGAACCGACCACAAAACATCATCAGCTCGCTACGACGGGCCATGTCGAAGGCTACAAGAAGGGTGGCAAAGCCGAACACCACGGCCACAAGTCCGTCGAGCATCACCATCCGGCCAAGCATCATGGCGGCCACAAGGAGATGGCGCACCGCGAGCATCACGCCGAGGGCGGCAAAGCCGGCGGCATGATGGGCGGGGATGGCTGCGGCACACCGGGCGGCAGCCGTTCGAAGTATTGAGACACAGCGTAAGCGTGAGAAGTCAAGCGCAATCCTTGCCATGCCGGAACTATCTGGCATAGCATGTCGGCCCAACGCTACTTGACGCGCCTGCGAGACGCCCAGATCGAGCACGCCGAGGCCAGCCTGAAATCGAACCCTGACGACAAGTCGGCGTTTGGATACGGCAAGGCCATAGGCATCCAGATGGGGCTGAAGCTGGCGCAAGAGTTGTATGAGACCGTTCTGAACGAGCAA